CCGTCGAGCAGTGTTTTAGCCATAGCCTTTTTCCACAATGTCCGCCTGGATCCGCGCGACCAGGTCATCGCGCTTATCGGTGCGCTCCCATTTAAGCCCGCGCTCCTTACACAGTTTGCGAAGATGCACCACGTTGCGGGGGAAATGCTGCGCATCGGGAACCGGAACAGGCTCCGTGGCTCTGGCGCTCGCCTGGGCCGTTTCACGTGGAACGGCCGGAAACCCCTGGACGTTGTTTCTCTGGCAGATGGCCAACAGCGCGTCGCGCGTGTCGGCGACATCGTGGGTGATACCGTGCGCGCGCAGCATGCGATGCAGCAACAGGCGCGATGCCCTCGGCCCCATGTTCAGGGGCTGGTTGGTGTCCATGTCCATGACCGGACTTTGTCGAGTGATCGGCATACCGTCTCCCAAAAAAAAGGGGGCCGAAGCCCCCTGAATGTCCTCCCCGCGAATGCGGATTAGTTGGCGAGGTTGCTCGCAGCGACCACGAGCCCGCGGCCCCAATTGGAATTGAGGATGGCGCCCGCGTGCCACGCCGACCATGCCATGCTCATCATCTCGTCGAACGGGTCGTCCAGACCCGAGGGGCGATCGGTATTACGCCCCTTGACGATCATCTTGATGGCGGGCGGGTTGCCCTCGCGGCCCGAGACGAAGCTGCCATCCGGCAGCTGTTGCCCCAGCCCGACCGCCCCATGGGCATCGCGCCCAAGGAGCACGATCGTGTACAGATCGTTGCTCCCCGAAGTCGAACGGAAGTCGTTCGAGCTGGTCGTGGCGCCCGCGCCGGCGTCGATGGACGCCTCGGGGGTCTGGATGAATCGCACACCGAGACCCGCCCGGCCGTAGAAGCCGAACTCGCCCGGCACCAGGGCGGTATGGCTCGCATAGGTCTCGGCCGACTTGAAGCCGGTCAGACCGGCGATGTCGTGTGCCACGTCCGGGTGGCACAGGCCCCACAGCGATGGCAGCAGGGGGCTGGAACCGACGATCTGGGACCCCGCCGAGACCGGCGAGAACGTGTTGACGTAGTTGCGGGTCATCACGTTGATCGCGTAGTTCAGATCCCCGGCCGACACCGTGGCCGTGACCGCGCCCGCCGAAGCAACGTTCCCGGCGTAGTGCAGGGTCAGGTTGTCCTCGAGCACGTTGCGCTGCAGCCAGTTCAGGCTGCGGCCGGCGGAAATCGCCAGCGTCTGCACGATCCCGTCCATGGTGTGGTTGAAGTTGAATACGTCCACTTCCTCATTGACGTAGAAGAATTGACCGTATTTGCTGACCGTCGCGCTCGTGTCGGTGCGGTGCACGGTGGCGGGCGTGCGCCCCATGCCATAGGCCGCCGTGGTGACTTCCGACAGCGGAGTCACGGTCGGCGCGATGGCGCTCGAGTCGTCCGCGGACGTGTTGAAGCGCCGCCAACCGATCGTTGCGGTGCCTCGATGCAGCATCAGCTCGCCCGGCTGGGCGCCGATGTAATACGCCGCCAGCGGGCGCGCGGTGCGCAGCAGCGTCTCGTTATACGCGACGTTGACTGGCTTGGGTACTTCGACGTCAGTTGCTGATACAGTCAGGGCCATGGTCTTGTCCTCCTGGCACACATCGTGCGCCGGACGACAAGACCATTAAATCAACCGTGTTCGCGCTTCCATTTCAGGAACTCCTGATCCGACATGGCTGCGAGATTCGGCTGGCCGTCATCCGTCGCACTGGCTTTCGAAGCCCCGCGTACGGCGGCCTGTGCCGCGGCCCTGTCGCTGGTCAATTGCTGATCCACGGGATCGCCGAACTCTTTGCGCAGTTGGGCCGCCGACGCTGCAAGGATGCGTTTCCACGTCCCCGGTTCCTGGCGGCGGTTCTGGAATGCGACCATGACCCCGCGATTTTCCATGGCGAGATCATTTAGCATCCCGCGCACCACCCGGTCGGGCAGCTTTACGGGCAGCCCATCGCCCAAGTGCTCCTGAACAGTGCGAACGGCGGCCTCGATGTCAGAGGCCACGCGCTCCTGTTCGATCGCCTGAACGGTGCGCTGGAGCTCGTCGAAGCGCGGATCGGATTGGCCCTCGGTTGGCTTGGGCGGTTCCGCCGGTTTCGGAGCGCTAGCCTGGGCATACTCCTTGTCGATCGATGACAGGAGCGTATCCAGGTCGTCGGCCTGTGCGCCGGTGGTTCCTTCGGGGGTCGCCTGCGGCGCCCCACTCGGTTCCTCGGCCACGGTCGAGGCAGGTATGTCAGATGTTGCCATGTGTTTCCTCGCTTGTCAAATCAACGCCTTGGTGCTCCAGCGTCACCGACCGTCCGGCCAGCAGGCTGAGCACCCCCTCAAGCTGAGTGAAGGCGCCCGAGCGATAGATCCAGGCATGGATCTGCGCCTGGTCGTCCACCCCCGGGCGGTAGCGCGGTGGCGGGCAGGAGTCGGCGATCTTGCGCAGGATCGCGAACCAGCGCGGGTCGGAGGCCATCCCGCGCAGAAAGGCCTGCTCGGCCTCGGTCAGGAACGGATTAGCCGACATTGCCGATCGCCCCCGATGCCTGCAGCGCAGCCAGCGCGCCCACGTCGCCGCCGATGTCCGGGGCGGCTCCGGTGTCGCGGTTGATGAACGGATCGATGTCCACCCACCCGCCTTGGCGCAGGCGCTCTTCGATCATGGCCTCCAGGTTGAGCAGCGGCTGTTCTCCGCGTGCCAGGCGCAGGTTGTCGATCTGGATGGCCTCGGCCAGGGCCGTCATGCGCTCGGCGCGCTTGGCCTGTTCCTCGGCCGGCCCGCCGGAGCCATGGGCCGCGAAACTCACCTGGTCCGGGAGCAGCTCGCGGGTGAGCGTCACGTAGCCGCGGTAGGGCTCGATGTACAAGGTCAGCTCACGCCGGCCCATGGCCTCCAGGCCCATCGCCCAGGCCAGCTGCAGCCATTGCATCAGGGGCCCCTGCAGGGATGCGCGCACGTAGTCCACGGTGCGCACGGCCCCGCGTTGGAGCTCGGCGTTCTTGGCGAACGCCGTCGTATGGCTGACCGTTTGGGCGCCCAGGCGCGCCCGGTGGATCCCGACCGCATCGGCGTACTGCAGCAGGAAGTGCTGGTACATGGCCAACAGGGCCTGCGGATCGCCGACTAGGTGCGTTTTGATGTCCCCGAGCGTGGCCCACTGAGCGCCGGGCTCCATTATCGGGCCGCCCTGAGCGGCGAAATGGGTGTCCGAGCGGTCATAGCCGACCGGCGGCAGGGAGCGCAGTGCCCCCGCCTGGATCAGGTAGATAAGTGACTCGACCGCAGCGCGTTGGAGCGGATAGCCCTTGATCAGCGGACTGGTGGCGTATGGCGTGCCCAAGCGCTCGCGGTGGTACGGGAATTCGATGACTGTGCGCGGATGCTCCGGGAAGTGCAGGCGCACCAGGGCGGCGGCGTTGGATCCGCACGCCACCCATACGTTCGCGCCCGGAAGCTGGATGTCCCCGGTCGTCTTGCGCGGCACGATAAAATCGCCCTCGGCTTCGAGCAGCTCGACCATTCCCTTGTCGTCTGGCTTCAGGTCTTTGATTTCGCTGCTAATCCAGCCGGATCCGGCGGATCCTCGCGAGACCATTTCCCTGAAGTCGGAGAACATCATCCTGCGCGACAGGATGTTCATGGGCGCCGTTTCGAAGCCCTCGTGCAGGGTGATGTGGCGCCGGTCATCCAGATAGGCGTCCTTGATCGACACGGGCACCAGCGCCGGGATGCGCACGTCCTGCGCCTGGAGTCCGTTGGCGGTATCGGCCAGGATGCGGCGGTGCACGACGCGCGCCCGGCCGACGCCGACCCCGTAACTGAGTGCCTCGGCGTTGATCAAATCGATGTTGCCGCGAAAGTCGTATTGCGAATGCCAGTGTTCAACCACGCCAGCCACGAGCTTGTCGGCGTTGTCCTGGGTAATCAGGGAAGGGACTTCGTTCTGATCGCCCGTGACCACGGATGACAGATCCGCGCGCTCGAGGTATTCATCCGTCAGCGCGGCGCGTGCCTCGTACCAGGGGCCTGAGTCCGGGAACTCCATCCCGCGCGTGTCGGCCACCAGGGTCTCCAGAGCCTCGGCCTGCAGTGGTAACTCGACTTCCGGCAGCCAGGCCTTGCGCGGATCCGGTAGGCCGTTGCCAGACAGCTTGTGAGACCGATCGGGTCGCATGTCGATTTGTCGATCGATCTCCTTCCAGATCTGCTCCAGATCCTTGCGCTTGCCCTTTCGGCGTACGCGCTCCTCGTAGACGTACTCAGCGATGACCTTGAAGTCGCGCCGGTCGAATCTTCGCTTTGCCATCACACCACCACCTTGAAATGCCCGGCGAGATAGAAGGAGTCGATGTGCTCCTTTGCGTCGACCTCGGCGGCTTCCAGGCGGCCTGCCCGGTTAGCTTGGGCCGAGCGATTCGGATCATGGTCGAGCTTGAAGTACATTGGCCTGCCGAGCACCGCGAGTCCGTTTTGCACGCCCCAAACCGACACGTAGTAGCCCGCGAGCATCCATGCGTCGGTGGGATCGATGACGGCCGGGTGCGCGTCGAAATGCGGGCCGCCCTCGGCGAGGTAGACATCCTTGCCGCGATAGGTGAACCTGCGCGCAGGGCGCACACCATGTCGGTGGAAGTGTGCTTCCAGCGCCGGACCGACCCGGTCTGCAATGGATATGACTCGCCTCATAAAGAGATCCTCGCGGCGCGCGCTGAGCTGCGCGAATATGCCGTATGCGCGGCCTTGGTGTCGGCGTATTTGAGCATGATCAGCGCGTAGCGGGTCGCGTCCATCAGATCGTTGCGTACGCGCACGATGTCGCCGCGCCGGTCGCGGTGGTAGCTGCGAAACTCGGTGAACCACTCGTTGCACTGGTTGAACACCTTGAGCCGATCTGTGTTCATTCTCTCTGTCATCTCGTTGATCCAGGGCTCCGTGGGCTGTGCTCCGCCCTTGTCGCGATCGTATCGCGCAGACAGTGGGAGCATGTTGACTCCGTGGCGCCTGTAGCTGTCCGCGAGGACGATGCCGCCGACCTTCTCGCGATTCGCACCGTCGTGCGGCCATGCCATCGGGATCCACGCGCCGCGTGCTTTGATCGCTTCGGCGTGGTATAGCGACTCCTTACCTGTTTTTTTATAGCAATCGTAGATATAGACGCGGTCGTTTTCCCGGTCGTGGGCGAGCCACACCACCGACGTGGGGTGATCCTCGTCAAGGCCGAAATCGATTCCGGCGATGCGCGGCCAATGCACGGGGATCGGGAATTGCCATTCGGTGATTTCGTCTTCTGCCACGTTGAAGATCCTTCCGGTGCCGAGCATCGCAAGGCCAAGCGTGCGTGCCTCGATCTGATGCTGCGGATAGCTGAGCTTCAGGCGCTCCTTGTCCTCCTCCTTCAGATGTGGGGCATCGTCCCATGACGCCGTCACGCAATAGATCCCGGGCGCCTTGGGCTGCATGAAGTGGCGCGTGATCTCGGTTTCTCCGAGCAGCGGCGTCATGCCAAGCAGCAAAATCCCCGATGAACGGAAAATTCGCGTCTGGCACTCGACGAAGATGTCGCGCTGGTGCGCGTCGTTCTCGTCCGGCTCCTCGTCGAGTACGATCCCGTCCGGGGCGCCGGCCTGCCATGCGCGCCACCCTTGACTGTAGGTTTTGAAGGTGACCGTGCTGTACCCGCCGCAAGCGTGGCGCACCGTTACCCGGTCGGCAATGTCCGATATGCCGGCCTGGCGGGTGCGCACCTTGCCATGTATGCGCTCGCGAGGAATGAAACCCGTACCCAGGTTTTGATCCAGATCGGCGCCGAGCAGGATGCGTTGGATCCCGATGCGCTGCTGGTCCGCGTCGATGGCGCCGATCCACCAGTGGTTGGGTCCAGGGAAACGCCACCCCTGATACCAGGAGGGGTAGTCCCCAAGCACGTGCGCGGCGCACTCCCACGCCACGGAATAGCTCTTGCCCACCCCGTTGGCCGAGATGGAGGCGCGTTCCTTGGCGAAGGAGCCGGCACTGTGGAAATCGAGCTGCCATGGCTTGGCTGACCACCAGTGCCACCCGTTCTGTTTCCACAGCCGCCCGCCGGGCAGCGTGTCGGGATGGCCGAGCGGACGGTAGCGCAGGAACTGCGAATAACGCGCGGCCCTGACAAGCTGCTCAAGCAGCTTTGTCTGTTCTTGGTCCACCGGTTCTCAAACACACGAAACCGCCGTGCGCGTCCGACTGGCTGAACGCATAGTTCAGCGCGAGCAGGCCGGCGCCATACAGTGCTTCGCAGACCTCAAGCAGATCGCCGGGCGATTTCAGCGTGTGCCGGCTCCAGCGAACGTGCACGAAGTTGTCTGTCTCAGACAGGATTTCGATCTTCTTGCCCATGCGGCCTCCCTAACGTGCCGGCGCCCCGAGCAGTTCACGGGTGCGTCCGGAGAAGCTTTTCACGCGCCCAGCGAAGATATGCCGGGCCGCGTTGGTCCAGTAGCGCGGGAATCCACCGACTGCGGTCACTTCGGCGGCAAAGTTAGTCTTGACCCAAGGCGGATCGAAGTAGTGCCCCGAGTTGTCCAGCGGCGCACCGCACAGCCAGACCTCATCGTAACCGAGCGCCAACGCCGTATAGCAGGCGTTCAGTGTGCTGGTGCCGTGGCCGGGCCAGGGCCACCGGTGCGTACCGCCCGACCCGCATGAATGGATGTGGCGGACCTGAGGATGCTCACGGCGATATTGGGCGCGCAGGCCCGGAATGTGCTCAAGCACCTTGCGGTCGTTCGAGTACAGATGCAGCAGCGGGCCCGGCCAATGCAGCCCCATCTGGTTGATCGCCATCACGGGCAGGTCGCTGTTGCCGGCCATGCCCGCGGCCTCAACGTCATCCCACGCGCAGCGCCCGGCCGCGACCAGCAGTAACCGGCCGGAAAACTTCCCGCACAGATCCGGCAGATCCGTCAATTGGATCCCGAGCGGCGTAAATTCGCGGACCACGTCTTCCTTGGAGCGGATCACCTCACCGCCAATGCTCCCGGATAAAGGGAGCATCGACCTCGTGCGGCTTCTCGGTGCCGTGGAAATAAACGATCCGCGCGTCCCCCAGGCCTCGGATCTTGACGTGCTTCTTGTAGCTGACCACCTGCCCCGGAAAGAGATCATCGAGCCAACGCGGGCGCAGGCGGTCGATGGCGACCATGTCCGTATGCCCCATGACGTTCACGGGGC